CAAGAAAAAGATTTACTGGGTTCATGACCTTCATACCGATCCAGAAGTACAACATCTTAAGGATGGTGGTTGGAAGAAGTTTGATAAGATCGTCTTTGTGTCTCATTGGCAACAGCAGATGTATAATGCATATCTCGGTGTTCCGTTTGATGCAGGTATTGTATTGAAGAATGCTATCGAACCAATCGAAGAGCATACTAAGCCCAATGATAAGATCCGTCTGATATACTATAGCACGCCTCATCGTGGTCTTCAACTATTGTATCCAGCATTTGATAAGCTAAGTCAGGAATATGATGACGTAGAGCTTACTGTCTATTCATCGTTTGGGTTGTATGGTTGGCCTCAGCGAGATGAACCTTATAAGCAACTGTTCAAATCACTTGACGATCATCCTAAGATTCGCTACGGTGGTGCTGTGTCAAATAAGCATATTCGTAATGAATTGAAGAACCATCACATCTTTGCCTATCCTTCGATCTGGCAGGAGACTTCGTGTCTTTGTCTCATTGAAGCGATGAGTGCGGGTCTTGAGTGTGTACATTCTTCTCTTGCTGCTCTACCCGAGACAAGCATGGGTCTCACCAGGATGTACCAATACACCGAAGACATGCAGACGCATGTTAACAAATTCTATCAAGAGCTGCTGGTTGCGACACATGTATACAGAGAAATGAAGCCTGACTATCAAGTGCAAAAATTGCTCACCAGCCATAACTATAACTGGGACACACGCGCAAAAGAGTGGACAAACTTGTTGACATCGCTTTCATAGTATGATAGACTGTAATTAGAACAATTGAAAGGATATGGTATGGCTCGTGCTAGCATTTCAAGCAAAAAGAAAAAAGCACCGATCTCAAATGCTCGTAAGTCTATTTCAGCCGAGGAAAGGCACGTAGGTCGAGAGACGACTGATTGGGCCAACGTTCTTCCCGAAAACATGGAGAGAACTGTCTATGAGACTCTTCGTCACTATGGATACTTCTATGATGTGAAAGACTCTTATAAGTGGGCAACTGAGTGGGTTAAGCAAAACCGTTCGAAAGAAGAATTCAAAATCTTCAAAGCCGCTCCTGAGCGGTTCTTTTCGTCTACTGTTTCCGGTCTCTGTAAGATGATCATGAATGGTGCGGTGTTCAACGAAAAGCGCATGGCTTTCATCAACCAGAAAATCGATGAGCAAATCAATCGTGGTAAAGAAAAAGCAGCAGAAGCTACCGAAGAAAAGGTAGTCGACATTCGTAAAAGATCTCCTGCTGAAATCGTTAAAGAGCGTACCTCCGATTTTATTGCTGAGATCGAAGAAACTATCGACATGTTCGGTGGTAAAACCCATATGGATTGGGATAACTACTCTGTCTATAACGAGCTGCAGTCGATCGATGCTCCCTATAACACCGCAAAGGCTGTGGTTGATTACTACACACCTCTTCGTGATGAGATTAAGGAGCTTGTTGAAAAGAAGACCGAAGATCTGGTCGAAGCATACACATGGCTTGGCCCTCGTAAGCGTAAGCAGTATCTCAAAGTTATTCAATCAATCATTGATGATGCTGAGAAGTACATGATGAGTAAGAAAGCAGTACGTAAAGTTCGTAAGAAAAAGGCTGCGCCTGCTTCGAAGCAAGTCGACAAGATGAAGTATATGGCAGACAGTTCTGAATTCAAGCTTGTAAGTGTTGATCCTGTTAATATCATCGGTGCCTCTGAGGTGTATCTCTTCAATACCAAGTATCGTACTATGACGTATCTTGTTACTCAGTCTGCTCAAGGCTTTGAGGTCAAGGGCACAACCATTCAAGGTGTTGATCTAGAAGCTTCTTACAAAAAGACTCTTCGTAAGCCTGAGGAATTCTTCAGCAACTTTACTAAGGCGACTAAAGCAAAGGCTCGTAACCTACTCAAAGAGCTCAAGACTAAAGAGTCAACATGCAACGGTCGTGTGAATGACCAAACAATCATTGTAAAGGTATACTGATGCAAGATATAATTGATTTCTCTAAGATGAAACAGATGCGCGAAGAGCAAGAAGAGGAACGCTTAAAAGAGCTGACAGATGAATTCGAAAGTGATGAAGAAGATATAGCCAGTATTTCTACGTTGATGGCCATGGAGGCTGTTAACTCAATGTTACAACTGGGATATCCGATTGATGAAACTCCGGAATGTATCAAAGACATTCTTGCGTTGATTGAAGCAGTTCGTGCTCTTGGTTATAGAGCAAAGGGTTTAGATTCACCAATCCATGAGGTAAATAACACCTTGTATGGTTTTGTAGATGACGAGGCAGAACTGCTTGAGGATTTTATTTCAGATCTAAACGACAATTTATGTTGACATTCATCTGTGCCTAGCATATAATTAATAGGTAACAGATAAGGAGTAATACAATGATCCTCGTTGATCTTAACCAGGTGATGATCTCGAATATGATGGTCCAAATCGGTAACCATCATAATGCACAAGTTGATGAGAATATGATCCGTCATATGGTGCTAAACAGTCTTCGCTTTAATCGTAAAAAGTACCATGAGAAGTATGGTGAGTTTGTGATCTGTGCTGATGATACGAACTATTGGCGCCGTTCGTTCTTTCCGTACTACAAAGCATCACGTAAGAAAGCACGTAAAGAGTCAGAGCTTGATTGGAATGCAATCTTTACTGCATTGAATAATGTACGTGAAGAGCTTAAGACCTTCTTTCCGTACAAGGTAATTCAAATTCCTACTGCTGAAGCCGATGATGTCATCGGTACTATTGTACATACAGAGGGCACAGTACTCAATACCGGTAAGCCTATCCTTATTCTTTCTGGTGATAAGGACTACATCCAACTTCATAAGTATGCAAATGTAGATCAATGGGATCCTACACGTAAGCGGTGGATTAAGCACTCTGATCCTGATCGTTATCTCTATGAGCATATTATTAAAGGTGATGTGGGTGATGGTGTACCAAATGTTCTCTCTCCTGACAATTGTTTGGTTGTAGGTGAGCGCCAGAAGCCAGTGACAAAGAAGCGTCTCGACCTTTTTGAAGATATAAATAATCTTGATGAGACACTTAAGCGTAATTGGGCTCGGAACAAAAAACTCATCGATCTTTCAGAAGTTCCGGTGTCTATCAAAGAGCAAATTCTTGATGTGTATGGTGAAGAGAATGATAAGGATCGTTCACAGCTCTTTAACTACTTCATCAAGAACAAATTGAAATTTCTTATGGAGTCCATCCAGGACTTTTGAACGGAGTAAAAATGGGTTACAGATTGTCTATTGCAGAAATCCTTGAAGAAGCAGCAAAGAAGAGTTCCAAAAAAGAAAAGGTAGAGTATCTTCAACAACATAATAGTCTACCTCTTCGGAATATTCTTGTGTTGATGTACGATAAAAGCAAAACGTTTAACATTCCTGACACGAAGCCACCTTATACACCATCTGACTATCCGGATAATCAAGGAGCTCTTCTGCGTCAGGCACGTAAGTTGAAATATTTTGTAGAAGGGTTTGCACCTGAGGGAGTACATCGTATTAAGCGTGAAACAATGTTTATTGAAATGTTAGAGTCTGTCGACAAGAAAGACGCTGAGCTATTAGTTCAGATGCTTCAGAAGAAACCAATCAAAGGTTTGACTAAGGCGACTATCAACGAAGCGTTTGGCGAGATTATTACTGATGGCTAAGAATAAGAACTTTCGCGAATGGATGCACGAAGAGCAAGACTCTGACGTCAAGTTCAAGAAGCGAGATGGTAAGCGTTACGACAAAAAGAAAGCTGCTGTACAGAAGGCAAGAAAAAATCGAAAAAAAATGAAAAATTCGTTCTTTGATGGTTGACATTCCCTTTAATATGGTTTGATAAGGAACTTAAATATGAAGCTCAGTGATAAACTTATTCTTGTAGACTGCGACGGTGTATTGCTTGATTGGCAATATGGTTTCTTTCGTTGGATGCGTGATCATGGTTACAAGGTAGTGAATCATGACGTATATGATGTAGGTAAAATCTTTAACATTCCGAGAGCGGAAGCAGTAGGTCTTGTGCGACATTTTAACGAGTCCGCTGCCATTGGTTGGCTTCCTCAATTTCGAGATGCTGTGAAGTATGTTCGACGTCTTCATGAAGATCATGGCTTTGTGTTTCATTGTATTACATCATTGAGCACTGATGTTTATGCAGGTAAGCTTCGTAAGAAGAATCTTGAAGCTCTATTCGGTAAAACCGCATTTGAAAAGATTGAATGTCTTGAATGTGGTGCAGATAAAGATGAGGCACTCGAACCGTATCGCGATACAGGCTGTCTCTGGTGCGAGGATAAAATCGAAAACTGTGAAGTGGGTTTAAAGTTAGGGTTAAATTCTATACTTATTGCACATGATCACAACGTAAGCTATAGCGGGTCAGCGCCTCGCGTCCAAAACTGGAAAGAAATTTACGAAATGCTTACATAATTTTCCAATCACCTTTATTAACTAATCTACATCTAAATTGGGATGTTGTCATACCAAGGTGATCTGCAGCCTTTTTAATAGATAAAAAAATCTGACCATCAGGAGATATAACTTTTCTTGCATTAGGCGCAGCATGGCCTTTAAGAGATTTTGATATTTTATTTTTATGTTCTTTACTATGTGGTTTTCTTTTTAAATTTGATCTACCTCTGTAATATCCAATTGGTTGTGTACCTTCTGTTATATAAATATTTTCATCATCATTAGTATACCATTTTAAATTATTTTCTTTAATAGCACTTTTACCATACATAGGATTTTTTTCGCCCTTTAAAGATTTTCTATTTTCCATAGCTTTAATGTAATTTATTGTTTTAGATGTGTCACCCCCATCACCATCTTCTATTTTAAGATTTGCCCAGTTTTTAGACTCCACTATATTAAACTTTTTACTGTATTCAATAGCAACTTTTTTAAATTTTTCTTTATCATCGGATTGAAATATTATCTCCGTAGATACATCATTACCATGCTTTTTTATATGCTTTTTCCATAAAACACCAGATCCTTTATAAGAATCCGGATTCTTTTTTTCAGTTTTACCTAAATATTTTAAGCCTGTTTTATTATGTGTTTTGATATAAAGATAAATAGTCATAGCTGGAAACTCCTTTTGCTTTCTAGAGTAGTTAGGAAGATCACCACAAATTCCGTGAACTACATTTTATTTATATAAAAAGGATATGATAGTGCCAACTTATACGTTTTCGAACACTGATACTAATGAAGATCTTAACATAACAATGACTATTGCTGAATTCGAGCAATACAAAAAAGACCATCCTCATATGAAGCAAAAGATTGCAGCACCTGCGTTTGGTGATTCAGTTCGTCTCGGTATTCGAAGACCGGACGACAACTTCAATGATGTGTTGAAGAAAGCAAAAAATGCTCATAAGTATTCCACAATTAGTACAAGATAAGGAATCACATGTCTCGACTCACGAAGAAACAAAAAAGAAAACTGAGACAAGACGGAATAATTGATCAAGAAGGAAATTTTAAGGAAAAAGTATTTCGAGTAAATTCGGATATCGAGCCTCTTACACCTGCACAGAGTGCTGCTTGGGAGGCATGGGAAGAGGATTACAATCTTATCCTACATGGTTCTGCGGGTACAGGTAAAAGCTTTCTAGGTTTATACTTTGCGCTCAGTGATATTGTAGATAAAACAAGTCCGAGAAAAAAGGTTTATGTGATTCGCTCTACGGTATCGACAAGAGATCAAGGATTCCAGCCCGGTAATAAGAACGAAAAAGAATCAGTATACGAGACTCCTTATCCTCCACTCTGCAATCAAGTATTTGGTAGAGGTGATGCATACAATATACTAAAACAAAAAAACATGGTTGAGTTTACATCCACAGCCTTCCTCAGATCTGAGACATTTGACGATGCATATATAGTAGTAGATGAAGTACAAAATATGAACTATGGTGAGCTGTCTACGGTAATTACTCGCGCTGGTGAGAACACAAAGTTTGTGTTATGTGGAGACACTCATCAAAACGATTTGACGCAAAAGAAAAATGATCAATCGGGATTAGTTCCTTTCATGAAAATTATTGAAAACATGAATTCGTTTGATATAATAGAATTCAACGAAGATGATATTGTAAGATCTGGGCTTGTAAAAGAATTCATTATAGCAGAAAAAAAATTAAAAGAAAACGGAATAATCTAACTTTTCACGAGATAGATACTATAAATAATACACTAGGAGGTGTATTGTGGACAATATAAAAAATATATATGAAGAATTAAATAAAAAATCTATCAATAAAAGATATGTGGATCGGTATATTGAATTTATAAATCACTTTCAAAATTCTGGTAATATCCAACATCATATTTTGCCTAAAGCGAAAGATATGTGGCCTGAATATTCTGAATTAAAAATTTATGAGTGGAATAAATGTTTTTTAGGAGAAAGAGAACATTTTATAGCACATTGGATTTTATGGAAAGCATTGGGTGGTTCTCAGACTTTTGCATTTTATCAAATGAAAAATAAAAACAAAGAATTTTTATCTAGTAGAGTATATAAAACATTAAAAGAAAATGTAAAAGAAATTTATAGAACTGATAAAGAAAGAAATTCACGTATTTCCAAAAAATGCAAGGATTTACATAAAAGTAAAAAAATAGGCATGTGGGGTAAAAAACATTCTGAAGAAACAAAAAAGAAAATAAGTAAAGCTCATGCTAATAGAACGTTTACAGAAACCCACATAAACAAAATAAAAGAATCACAACAAAAAACTTTCTCTAAAAAAGATTATATACACCCTAATAAAGGTAAAATTTTTAGTGAAGAACATAGGAAAAAAATTAGTGATAATCATGCAGATATATCTGGTTTTAATAATCCTATGTATGGAAAGAAATTTACCAGTGAACATAGGAAAAAAATTAGTGAAGCTGCGAAAAATCGTCCTAAAAAAATATGTGAACACTGTAGAAAAAGCATATCACCTACTAACTATAGTAGATGGCATGGGGAAAATTGTAAAATGAAAAAAGAAGAGCTAGGATACTGATATGCCAGCTGCAGCAAGAGCACAAAATGTAGACACAATTTCAACCGGTCACCCCTGTGATGGTACTGCACAAATTAGTGGTACCTCACAAAGCAGTGTATATGTCAATGGAATTATTGCATCCGTAACGGGTGATGCCATTGCTCCACACACTATTCTAGTAGGAGACGAGTGTGTACCTCATATAGCATTTGTAAGTGGAGGAAGCTCTACGGTTTTCTTTGAGGGTATACCCGCAGCAAGGGTTGGTGATTCTGCCGATGCTGGTCAGATTATAACCGGGTCGCCCAACGTTTTTATCGGAGGGTAAATGTTTACTCATATAGATCATGGAATGGTGCTACCCGAGTGCACTCGTGAGACAACACCGCAAGGAAGAAAATACTTTACACCGGAGGGTAATACATATCCTTCGGTTACTACTGTTCTTGGCATTCAGGATAAGTCTGGTCTTGAAGCATGGAAGAAAAGAGTCGGTGAAGAGGAAGCGAAGAAGATATCGACTCAGGCAGCAGTACGAGGGACAGCAGTACATAAACTTGCCGAAGACTATCTCGACAATCGAGAAGATTGGAAAGCAGGTCAAATGCCTTCGAACATCTTTTCCTTTCAACAGATCAAAGGTATCCTCGATAAGAGAGTGAATAACATTTGGTTTCAGGAAGCTTTTCTTTACAGCGACTATTTGAAGACCGCAGGACAAGTTGACTGTATTGCGGAGTTTGATGGTAAGCTTTCGATTGTTGACTTTAAAACATCTCGTAAACCAAAGCGTAAAGAATGGATTAAGAACTACTTTATGCAAGAGTCTTTTTATGCAGTAGCATTCGAAGAACGTACAAAGAAACCGATCACACAACTAGTTACTATAATTACTGTAGATGGCGATGAACCTCAAGTGTTTGTCGAACATCGTAATAATCATATTCGAGACTTTATGCAACTGAGAGTCGACTTTAATAAGCTGAAAGGATTTTAAAATTTTTACCAACGAATTCGAATTTGAGGGTACAGTGACTACCGTTCTAGATGAAGAAGGTAGCCTTGAAGATGTGCAACTCGTAATTGAAGACGATATGGTTTACATTAAACAGTACAATGATTCCATGTTTGATGGTGTACCCGATCTCGTAATGCTTACACCTAAAATGTTTAAGGATATGCTTGAAGCTATGAACTATCCTGAAGGATTATACATAACCAAGTATAAAAGGTAACAGATTATTTTCAGTAGCTTA